AAGTTGATGCGCTGATGGCGATGGGTGCGCAACTCCTGATTGGCGGCGTGCCGCTGACAATTGGCGCATTCCTTCTGGAAGACCCGCAAAGCGTCGTCTGGTCACCGCAATTCCTGCTGATCCTGGCGGGCATAAGCCTGTTCGGCTCGTCGCTGGCCTATTGGTTGTGGAGCGAGATCCTGCGCACAACCGAATTGAACCGCGCCAATGCCTTCAGCTTTCTGGTGCCGATCTTCGGGTTGGCGATGGGGGCTGCGTTCTTTGGCGAACGGCTGGGCTGGTCCGAGATCGTCGGCATCGGCCTGACAGTGGCGGGGATTGTGCTGGCAAGTTTCGCAAATCCCGTCAACAATCCGGCGTCGGCCGGCCTGGGGTCGAAGAGTGAGGGGCGGACGTGACAGTCAAGGCATCCGATCTTTTTGTGAAAGCGCTGGAAAACGAGGGGGTCGAGTATGTCTTTGGCGTGCCGGGCGAGGAAAACCTCGATTTCCTCGACTCTCTCAGCCGTTCATCCATCCGCTTTATCCTGACCCGGCACGAACAGGCGGCTGGCTTTATGGCCGCCACCTATGGGCGGTTGACCGGCAAGCCCGGGGTTTGTCTGGCGACGCTGGGGCCCGGAGCGACAAATCTGGTGACGGCCGCCGCTTATGCACAGCTTGGCGCGATGCCGCTTTTGATGATCACCGGGCAAAAACCGATAAAGACCAGCAAACAGGGCCGGTTCCAGATCGTCGATGTTGTGGACATGATGCGCCCGCTGACCAAATTCACCCGCCAGATTGTGAGCGCCGGCAGCATCCCGGCACTGGTACGCGAGGCGTTCAGGATCGCCCAGCAAGAGCGCCCCGGAGCCGTGCATCTGGAACTGCCCGAGGACATCGCCGCCGAAACAACAGACGAAGAACACCTGTTCGAGGTCAAGCCATACCGGATGCCCGAGAGCAGCGCGGCGGCATTGCAATCAGCGGTTCAGATGATCCATCAGGCCCGCCATCCGCTGCTGTTGATCGGGGCCGGGGCCAATCGGCGCAACGCCATTGAAGCACTGCGAAAGTTTGTCGATGCAACCGGAATTTCGACGTTCAGCACCCAGATGGGCAAGGGCGTGATCAGCGAAGCACATCCGAATTTCATCGGTACAACCGCTCTTTCATCAGGCGACTATATCCATTGTGCCATCGATCACGCCGATCTGATCATCAATGCGGGGCACGATGTCGTTGAAAAACCGCCGTTCTTCATGGAACACGGCGGCACACAGGTGATTCACGTCAATTTCAATGCCGCCGAAGTGGATCCTGTCTATTTTCCACAGCTTGAACTGGTTGGCGACATCGGCACGACATTTGACTGGTTGCGTGAAAACATCGATCCGTTGCCAAGCGAGGACATGTCGTATTTCCAGAGTATTCGCCACCACGTTCAGGGCCACATCGGCGAAAACGCCGATGATCCCCGCCTTCCCATGGTGCCACAACGCCTTGTCGCTGATGTGCGAAAAGTGCTTCCCGATGACGGCATCATCGCGCTGGACAATGGCATGTACAAGATCTGGTTCGCCCGGAATTATCCAGCGCTCGGGCCCAACACGGTTCTGTTGGACAACGCGCTGGCGACAATGGGCGCAGGTTTGCCCGCAGCGATGATGGCGAGTATCCTGAACCCGGGGAAACGCGTCATGGCGGTGTGCGGCGATGGCGGGTTCATGATGAATTCGCAGGAAATGGAAACTGCCGTCCGGCTCGGCCTGAATCTGGTGGCGCTGGTCCTGCGGGACAACTCGTTTGGCATGATCCGCTGGAAACAGGCGATTGCCGGCCTCGCCGACTGGGGGCTGACTTTTGGCAATCCCGACTTTGTTGCCTATGCGGAAAGTTACAATGCAACAGGCCACCGGGTGACCGTGGCCGACGAATTCGCACCTTTGCTGGAGGCGTGTTTTGAAGCGGGTGGCGTTCATTTGGTCGAGGTGCCGGTCGACTATTCCGAGAACGAGCGTGTGCTGATCGACGAGTTGGCGGCAAGGGTGTGCCTGGTTTGAGAAATGCACGACATGTTGGTTCAGGAAGATTGACGCGTTAGCAAGATTGCAAATGCAATCTCGCAAACCCGAACAGCTATTCGTCGTCTCTGCAGCGTTTCAGGAAAACAAAAATACATCGTTTTGCCCAGAGAAGGTTCGACGGGGGTCCCGTTCCCTCCGCCACATGCCCTTGCGAAAGCATTCTCCCGATCCGGCTGCGGCCGGATTTTTTCGTTATTTTCAAGGGTTATGCGGGTGGGGCTGTTATCCCCGACAACTGGCGCACCGGATTGAATGGCTGTTTTGGCAGCACGGATTGGGAAACCCTTGTCTATGCCGAGCAGACGGACTTGTTTGGGGACACAACGCGCCACAAGGTGGACGATGCGGCGCAGAGGCTGCTCAATTACTATGTTGGTCGTCTGAAGGACCTTTTCGGACATGCCTCGTCGCCCAGCGTCGTGCGAAATACACGCGGCGTTCCCATCTACTACATGCTGTGGGCTGGGCCCCATCCGCTTGGCTACAAGATAGCCGACTACATCCTATCAAAGGGCGATCGGATTAGTCCGCCGAAGAAGCGGTCAGGACGCCTCGCAGGCCTCCCGCTGGGCGTGGAGGCTGTTGAATTCTTGCTCGAGCCCTTCCTCGGAGGATTTCCGGGTGTAGACAGCGCAACGCAGCTTCCTGACGTTTGGTTTGGTCATGCGCCCCTCCGGTGGTTTTTCAGGCCGAAGAACACCCAGCCGTTCCAGCGCGTGCCGGTGATGGCGCGAGCAATGGCCGACAGCGATTTGTACGGGCGACCCTGCCAGTCGAAACCGTCAGAAGTGACGGTGACGAGATGTTCGACGCCCTGCCATTCACGGATCAGACGTGTGCCGACGATAGGTGTCAGGTCAGCGCGGATGCGGCTCTTCTTGCGGTCGCCACCGTCCAGCTTTTCGCCGAGAGTTTCCAGCCGCTTCACAGTTTCCGGCTTCAGACCGCCATAAGCCAGTTCCTGGATGCGGTACGCGAGGCGGCTCTCGAGGTAACGACGATTGAACGGCGGCGGCTCGCTGTCGAACAGGTCGCGCCATTGTTGCTTCAGGTCTGGCGTCGACGTGGTCTTGAGCGCGGCCAGGCGGGCGGGAATGGGATCAGTCTGGTTCATGAGTTTCTCCGGTGAGTTGGAGTTGCATGACGCCATTCGTCGGCCGGATAGTGTAGGCAACTTTCTCCAATATCGTCAGATACTTCCGCCTGGTCCCGTATCCGCAGGTGAACCAACCCGAGAGCCAGCAGCCCGCATAGGTCGGCGCGGCGTTCCGCTGGGGTCATCTGGTCGGCTGAGAGTGGATTGGGTCGTTTCATGCGGGCCTCGGGTCGATTGTCTCCCTTGGCTTCTACTCATCGGTTTCGAAAATCGTCCCAACTGCTGGCCCAACGGTTGCGGCCATATGTGTGAGAACATATTATGAACATTCATTTCATGGAAAAGGGGATTCGCGATGGCCGGCAATTTGAAAAAGTTCGTGAACCCCCGGTTCATAAAGACAATTGATCTGATTCTGATGAAGGCATTGCTGGTCCGTCACGACGGCAAATTCACCAATTTCTCCGTCGATCTGCTTGACCAGGAAGAGGATGCGGCGCGAGGCGCGCTGCATGACCTTCTGACCGGTGCCGAGGACAGTTATCCGGAAGGTCTGCGGGCCGATCTCCACCGGATTGCCGAGCTGGGCGACCGGCGTGGCCTCGAAGTCATCCAGACCCAGGCCGACCGTCAGGGCATCGATCTGTTTCCGGACATGAAGACCGGTGATGAAGATGGACCCAACAAGGCACATGATCCGAAACACATCGCGGTCCGCGTGTTTCTTGAACATCCCGACCTGTTCGACGCCGCCGCCGATCACATGGCGATGCTCGCCGCTGATCGCCTGCACGAATACGCCGGGCGGGAACGGGGTGCCACGATCGACCTGACGCAAGAGAAGGTCGAGGCGTTCCAGAAGGCTGTCGCCGAACTTTTCCGCGATGCGTTCCTGGGAGATTACTGCCGGGTCGGCGATTACGCCGATGGCGACGAAATCAACCTCGTGGTTAGTCACGGCTCCATGGTCTCGACCATGCCGGTTGTCGAAGGCCTGCAGGAGCGGGTCATTAGCGTGCGACAGATTGCTCATGCCGTGCTGCGCTATTCTGAGAACACCGGCATGCTCCGGCTCGCCCGGATCAGAAAGGCCCACCAGCCGAAGATCGCCGAACTCTTCGCCGCGATCATCCTGGAGCGGCCGGGCTTTTTCGAAGGTGATGATGCACAAGACCTCTACACGCTGCGACCGGTTGAACTCGCGGGCCCCGATTTCGCATTTGATCATGCTTACGATCCCATGATTGATCGTGTCCTGATCATCGAGGCGGCGGCAGACCTCATGGTACCTGGCAAGAAGGGGTACCGCACGGCTGCAATCTGAAGGACATGACGCCACAGGAACGCCTGATTGGCGAGAAGTACCTGCGCCTGTGGGGCATCCTGAAAGACGACACCGATGAGGGCGATGTTCTTGAGTAAGCGGGCTGTTGACCTTTTGCTGCGGGCTATGGAAGCCCGCAGCACATCTGTTCAGGCATCGGCGTTGCGTCAGGTTTCGCCACGAGCAACTGAGATTTTGCTTGAGGCCAAGCTCCTCGTTGCCGGCGGGCATGTTCCGATCGTTGCCGCGATGGATGACTACGAAGACGAGCCGGTCGAGGCCACCTGGTCGCCAGAGCTGAAGTCGTATGGCTACCACGACAGTGTGGGCCGTTGGATCGTCGTAAATGACCGGGAGATTGCCGCCTATCGTATCGACTAATGGCCGCCACGCAGCTCGGGCTGACCGAGGCCCCGGTGATCGCGCTCGGGCACCTGACCGAAGCGCAACGCCGGGCCTACCGGATCGCTGACAACAAGCTGACGGAACTCGGTACCTGGGATGAGGCGCTGCTGTCGGCCGAACTGAACGACCTGCTGGCCGAGGACTACGACCTGTCGCTCATTGGCTTCGATGACGCTGAACTCGAGGCGCTGTTGGCCGGAGATGTCGATCCTGAGGTCGCGTCCCGAGAGGGCGAGGATGATGTTCCGGAGGCGCCCGAGACCCCGATCAGCCGCCCTGGCGATCTCTGGCTGCTTGGCAAGCATCGGTTGCTGTGCGGCGACGCGACCGTTGCCACCGATGTCGAGCGCCTGCTCGGTGATGTGAAACCACTCCTGATGGTGACCGATCCGCCCTATGGCGTCGAATACGATCCCGGCTGGCGTAACAAGGCAGGGGCTGCCGCGACCAAGCGCACCGGCAAGGTGCTGAATGACGACCGCGCTGACTGGCGCGAGGCCTGGGCACTATTTCCGGGAGATGTGGCATATGTCTGGCACGGCGCGCTGCATGCAACCACTGTAGCCGACAGCCTTGAGACATCCGGCTTCAACATACGGTCCCAGATCATCTGGGCCAAGGATCGGTTGGTGCTGACCGCTGATGTCGACCAACTGGATTGACCACGCGATTGCCACAGTGGCACCGCGCACTGCGGCCCGCCGTGTCCTCGCGCGGCAGGCGTTCGAGACCCTGACGCGGGGCTATGATGGTGCCGCGAAGGGGCGGCGGACCGACGGCTGGCGTGCGCCGGGAACCTCCGCCGACACCGAGGTTGGCGTGGCCGGGGCTTTGCTGCGCGACCGGATGCGAGATCTGGTCCGCAACAATCCGCATGCGGCCAAGGCCGTTGCGGTACTGGTGAACAACATTGTCGGCGCGGGCATCATGCCGCGCGCCGCCAGCGGCAATGACACGCTGGACCGCAAGGTCGATGCGCTGTTCGCGCGTTGGTCGGACGCCGCCGACGCGGACGGGCAGCTCGACTTCTACGGTTTGCAGACGCTGATCTGCCGTGAGATGGTCGAGGCGGGCGAAGTGCTGGTGCGCCACCGCCTACGTCGATCCTCGGACGGACTACCGGTGCCGCTGCAATTGCAGGTACTCGAGGCCGACTTCCTCGACGCCACGAAATCCGGTGCCATCGGCGCGGGACGCCTCGTGCAAGGGATTGAGTTTGACCCGGTCGGAAAACGCCGGGCCTATTGGCTGCACGCCGAACACCCCGGCGACGCCTATGGCGCCTTGCAGAATGGATTGCAGAGCCGCCCGGTCCCGGCGAGCGAGATTGCCCACATCTATGAAAAACAGCGCACGCAGGCGCGCGGTGTTCCCTGGGGCGCGCCGGTGATCCGCAGCTTGCGCGATCTCGACGACTATGAAGTGGCCGAGCTGGTTCGCAAGAAAACCGAGGCCTGCGTCACCGCCATCGTCTTTGGCGACGATGAGTCCCAGCAAGGCATCGCGCCGTCCGTGGTGGACGCGGATGGCAACCGGGTGGAGCAGTTTGAACCGGGCCTCATCGCCTATGCACGCGGCGGTAAGGACATCCGGTTCAACCAGCCGTCGGCCACGGGCGGCTATGGCGAATACAAGCGAGCGAGCCTGCACACGATATCGGCTGGCTTCCGGGTACCCTACGAGCTGCTGACCGGCGATCTGTCCCAGGTGAACTATTCCTCGATTCGGGCGGGGCTCGTGGAGTTCCGCCGACAGATCGACGCCGTGCAGTGGCAGCTGTTTATCCCAATGTTCTGCGCGCCGGTCTGGCGCTGGTTCACCGAGGCTGCGTGGGCGGCGGGCCAGATCCCGACGCCGGACGTGCCGGTCGAATGGTCACCGCCAAAGTTCGAGGCGGTCGATCCGCAGAAGGACGCGATGGCGAACCTGCTGTCGATCCGCTCGGGCACCATGACGCTGGCCGAGGTGATCGCCCGGCAGGGCCGCAACCCCGACGCCGTGCTGGCCCAAAACGCCGCGACCAACGCCAAGCTCGACGCGCTCGGGCTGGTGCTCGACAGCGATCCGCGGCGCGTCACCAAGACCGGCAGCGCGCAGACCAGTGACCCGGCCAGCGATCCCGCCGACGACGATCCCACCGCCGACGCGGAAACCGACCCGGCGCAGGCCAACCAACAGGACTGAGCAACATGGACACGATGATCGAACTACCGGCCCTGCGCCGGTCGGCGGAGCTTGCGCCGAACTCAGCCGATGCCGACACCCGCACCGTCGAGGTGGTTTGGTCGGCGGGCGCGCGGGTTCGCCGCTCGACCCTGTTCGGCGAGCCCTATGACGAAGAGTTCAGCCTCGACCCGACCCATGTGCGGCTGGATCGGCTGAATGCGGGCGCGCCGTTCCTGAAGGTGCACGAGATCGACACGCTCGATGCTGTGATCGGCTCGGTGGTGCCCGGCTCGGCCCGCGTCGAAAACGGCCGTGGCATTGCTCAGGTCCGGATCAGTGAACGCGCCGATGTCGAACCGATCTGGCGCGATATCCAGGCGGGCCACATCCGAGCGGTGTCCATCGGCTACCAGGTTCACCGCTTCGAGGTCTCGAAACCCGAAGCTGAGCCAGCGGCGGGCGTGTGATGTCTTGGAGGTGGATCGATCGATGGTGCGT